TGTTAATTGTCTGTATATGCGTTATTGCTATTTTAAGCTTAATCCGGAAAAAGAGTTTGAGTCCTTTCGTGATAACGTTGCCTTACTAACGTATGGTGACGATAATGGGATGGGTGTGTCTAAGGAGGCTCCTTGGTTTAACCACACTTCGGTGAGTGAGATGATGAAAACTATCAACGTAGTATATACTATGGCTGATAAGGAAACAGAAACTCGTCCCTACATTCATATAGATGAGGCATCATTTTTGAAGCGTAGATGGAAATATGATGAGGATTTGTGTCATTATGTTTGTCCACTAGAAGAATCGTCTATTAGGAAATCTCTTATGATTGGGCTCAAATCAAAAGCTATCACAGCGGAAGAACAAGCAGTGTCAATTATGCTGTCAGCTCTTGGTGAGTACTTTTGGTATGGAAAAGCAACTTTTGAACTTTGGCGGAGTCGATTTGTCAAATGGCGAGATGAACTGGACCTCCAGGAGTGGGGCCCTCAGTTTGATACCTGGGATGATTATTCTGACAGGTATTTTGAGCGCTCGCGATATCATTACCGTGAATATCAGGATGGAGATGAGCACCGATGCTCTATCTGCGGTAATGTTTGTGATGTTATGCATAGAGAGAATGACTTCGTGTTTTTCTGCTTTATGTGTCAAGGTGCGAGGGATCTTTTTGATTCCTTTGTCGCACGTCATGGTCCTATTGAGTACTATGAATTGGTAGACGGTATGTGTGATAGGTGCGACAAAGAAGAGTTGTGTGTTCGTTATTCTAACTCCTTTAGCCTGGAGTTGTGTAGAACATGCAACTTTGCTGCCCTTCGGGGTAGCCGCTAGCGTCCAGACGATCTGCAGACTTGGGGTTTGATCTATCCCATGGTCTGAGTGTGCGTCTGGGGGTTATGGATGTTGACTGTTTTTACAGTCGGAGCCACACTCCAAAAATAGATCTAGTTTGCAGCTATTAAGGTTGAGGCTGTAGATGAAACAAATGACCTAGCAAAGACAATACAAGTGTACCTGACACCATTCAGGGGGGTTCGAGTCAGCAGGACCATGAAAATGCTGACATGATTGCTCGAATTGAAGACAAAAGAAATGTAGCAAAGGATGTGCGTAATCAGCAAACAGTTGCTTTTGAAGATGGAGATAAAGGTGATGAAATTGCTTATCAGGCACCAGAACATCGCTATCTTTCATCTGACGCACAGAGAATTACCGATTTGGGCAAATTTTTGGAGAGACCTACTTTGATTAGTAGTTTAACTTGGGGAAGTGGTGGTCTTAGTGCCACTGAATTGTACCCATGGGAGTCGTTCTTATCGAACACGTATATTGCCAAGAAGATTGAAAACTACGCATTCTTCCGAGGAACTCTCCATTTGAAATTCGTTTTGAATGCAAATCCATTTGTGTTTGGTGCTTGTTTAGCATCATACGTACCTGTACCAAATCATGTGACTCTAGGTGATGGGACTCATTCTATCATTAATAGATCACAGAAACCTCACATTTGGATGTATCCACAAACGAATACAGGAGGGGAGATGATTCTCCCTTTCATATACCACCAGAACTTCATCAGTCTTGAAACGCAGGCTGATTTACAGGAACTTGGACAAATTACCCTCACAGAGGTAGTAGGATTAGACACAGCAAATGATGTTGCTGTACCCACGCTTTCTGTTCAGGTTTATGCTTGGTTAGAAGACTCTGAACTCACTGGACCAACTACTATAGACAACCTTCAAGGAGGTGACGAATATTCGAAGGGTCCAGTTGAGCGTATGAGTTCAGCTCTAGCCACAGCTGCTGCATCTCTCACAGTAATTCCCG